ATCAGCAAAGATGTTGAAGATGGCCGAAGAAAAACCATTTGAAATGATGACATTATTACACGCCGTCTACACCAGGGATGAAAGGGATATAACTAGAGTTGATGCGAGCAACAAACCAGTCGCTTCAGTTTACATAGATCCAGAAAGTAAAACAATTTTATCCGAGGGCGGATTTGATGAATTTTGTTATTGTGTGCCAAGATTTTTAAAAGCAAGTTTTGAAATAGGTTATGGTCGCTCCCCAGCCATGACGGCCCTGGCTGATATTAAGATGCTTAATAAAATGTCAGAGGTGACAATTAGGGCCGCCCAAAAACAAGTTGATCCTCCACTACTTGTTCCAGATGATGGTTTTATACTCCCTATTAGAACTGTACCAGGCGGCCTTAATTTTTATAGGTCTGGCACAAGGGATAGATTAGAACCTTTAAATATAGGCGCAAATAATCCTATTGGTTTGAATATGGAAGAACAACGTAGAAAAGCTATCCAATCAGCTTTCTACGTTGACCAGTTAATCCTGGGCCAAGGACCACAAATGACGGCAACTGAGGTTGTGCAGCGTACTGAAGAAAAGATGAGGTTGTTAGGACCAGTTCTGGGAAGATTGCAAGCTGAGTTATTGCAGCCTTTAATTACCAGGAGTTATAATATTTTGGCCAGAAAAAATGCTTTTAAGCCAGCACCAGATATTATCCAGGGCCAGGATTTTGATATTGAGTATGTGTCACCACTAGCAAAAGCGCAAAGAGCTGGTGATGTACAAAGCTCGCTACAATTTATTGAATTAATGCAGCCGCTTGCCCAGGTGGATCCTGGTGTTATTGATTACCTGGATGCAGATAACCTGGTAAAACATTTAATTAATGCTCTATCAGTGCCAGCAAAAGCCGTTAGAGGTGATGATCAAGTAAGCGAAATCCGTGAGCAGCGGCAAGCTCAACAAGCGCAGCAGCAACAATTAGACCAGGCGCAGCAAGTAGCTGAATCAGCTGGTGCGGCAGCGCCGTTATTAAAGGCCACACAATGAGTATTGAGGACCTTAGAGCAGCTTATAAACTTACATTTAACAGCAAAGATGGTGAGACAATTTTAAAAGATCTGGAAGCCAGGTATCACATTAATGGTTCTACCTTTTCACCAGATGCAACCGAGACAGCCTACAGAGAGGGCCAGCGTACTGTAGTGCTATTTATTAAAGCGATGCTGGCCGATCAACCAAAACGAGAGGACATAGTTGAAACATGAGTGAAGAAGCCCAGGTAGCGGAAGCTCCAGCCGTTGAAGATGCTGGACAAGCTCCGTCTGCGCAGCCAGCCGCATATGATTGGCGCTCAGAAATTCCAGAAGAAATTAAAGGACATAAATCATTAGAAACAATCCAGGATGTTCCAGGATTAATTAAAAGTTATGTTCATTCACAATCTATGATTGGTGCTGATAAACTAGCCATACCAGGTAAACATGCTACAGATGACGATTGGAAAATTGTTTACGACAAACTTGGTAGGCCAACTGAAGCGAAAGATTATAACTTGGCATCTACAATACCAGAAGGCCAGGTACAAAACCAAGAAATGCTAGACTGGTTTCAAAATACAGCTCACGAAGCTGGATTATCTCAGCGCCAGGCAACATTATTATTAAATAAATTTAATGAGCAAACAAACAATCAGCTAAGTACTAGCCAAATAAATGTACAAGCTGAGGTGCAAAAGACAACACAAGAACTGCAAAAAGAATATGGCCCAGCTTTTAACGATAGGATGGCAAAAGGCAATGGCGTTCTTGAGCAGTTTGGTAACATAGACATTGCTAATATTGAATTAGCTGATGGAAGGCGTTTAGGCGATCATCCAGACGTTATTAGAATGATTGTAAATGTTGGTGACTTTATAACCACTAAGGTTGGTGAAGATAGTTTAGAGGGCGTTAAAACATCTAATGCTATTGGACCAGAGGAAATCAATTCTAAAATTGTTGAAATGACTGCTGAGAATACGCCGTATTGGGATGCTAAACATCCTCAGCATAGTTTCTATGTAGACGAAGTTATGAAGTATAGGGAGATGTTAAGTGTCTGATAAAGAATTTAGATTAGAAGTTTTAAGGATGGTTCTTGAAACTGGGTCTGGCAGAATAATAGATGATCCAATGGAAAGAGCTAACAAGTATTTACAATGGTGCGAAGATGGAGATAAGCCGAAAGGTCCTCCTAAAAACAAGCCTAGTAAAGTAGTCGAGATAAGCAAAGGCCCTCGCAAAACACAGTAACCTTACGTCTGGATAACCAGGTAGCGTTTTAATTTTAATATGAACTAAGGAGATTAGTAATGAGTTCACAAATTACTACTGCTTTCGTTAATCAGTTCAGCTCCAACGTACAGTTATTATCACAGCAAAGAGGTTCTTTGCTTAGAGGTTCTGTATCTGAGGAAGCCGTTACTGGTGAGAAAGCCTTTTTTGACCAGGTAGGTGCAACCGCTGCGGTCAAAAGAACATCAAGGCATCAAGATACACAGATCCTTGATACACCACATTCAAGAAGAATGGTAACAATGGATTCTTATGAGTGGGCAGATCTTATTGATGATGCTGACAAAATAAGAATGTTAATTGATCCGACATCTACTTATGCTCAAGCAGCTGCTTCAGCTATAGGCAGATCAATGGATGATGCAATTATTACGGCTGCAACTGGTACATCAAAAACTGGATCCAGTGGAAGTACTGATACTTCAATGCTTGCTGGTAATATTATTGCTCATGGATCAGCTGACTTAACCATAGCTAAGCTCATAAATGCAAAAAAGATTTTGGATGAGGGTTCAGTAGATCCATCAATCCCAAGATATATTGCTGTAGCTCCAGCTCAAGTAGAAGCTTTATTAGGTACTACACAAATCACATCAAGTGATTTCAATACTGTAAAAGCTCTTGTTGCTGGTGAAGTAGACACTTTTATGGGTTTTAAATTCATTATGTCAACAAGATTAGCTGTTGCTTCTAGTATCAGAACTTGCTTTGCCTGGGCTGAAGACGGAATCAAGCTTGCTGTTGGAAAAGACGTAATGGCAAAGATAGACGAGAGGGCAGATAAGTCATACTCAACTCAAGTCTTTTATTGTGCAACCTTTGGTGCAACACGAATGGAAGAAGCTAAAGTCGTTTCTATCCTTTGTGATGAATCAGCTTAATTGGGAGATAGATTATGGGTACAAAAAATTCTGATCTAGTAGCTAATTTTGAAGCTACATACACAATGAGTGATGCTGGTTTGTTAACTGGAACAACCAGGATTGCTCAAGGAACTGTTGAACTAGCAGCTGGAGATAGTAACGATGATGATATTGTTATGTTAGCTCCGATACCTACTAACGCTAGGATAAGCTCGTTAAAGATAGGCAGCGACACTTTAGGTGGCAGCTGTACTTTTAATGTAGGTTTATACACTAGCGCTGGTGTTGTTAAAGACGAAGATTGCTTTGCAACTGCTGTCGCAGATGCTGGCGCAATGACAGATGTAAGATTTGAAGCCGCAGATATAAATACTTGCGGTCAAGAAGTTTACACTATCGCTGGTGATTCGACAGATCCAGGCGGACACTACTATGTAGCAGCAACTATGGCTGCTGAGGGTGGTACTGCTGGTACAATGTCATTCATTATTGAATACGTTATAAACTAAACTTAGAGCGGCGCAGAAATGCGCTGCTTTTTCATAGGAATTATTATGGCTTCAGTAGTAGATATTTGTAATTCAGCTTTGAATCAAATCGGTGCATCTAATATTATTTCTCTTACAGAAGATAGTAAAGCTGCCAGGATTTGTAACCAAAGATATGAGTTTGTAAGGGATGCAACATTTAGATCCCATCCCTGGAATAGTTTAATTACCAGGCAAACCTTGTCTCCAGATGCTGATGCTCCTGGTTTTACATATGCAAAACAATTTACATTACCTACTGATCCTTTTTGTTTAAGAGTTTTAAAACTTTCAGACCCAGAAATTAAATTTGAAATTGAGGGTCGAAAACTTTTATCAGACGAAAGCACAATTAATTTAGTGTTTGTAGGGAAAGTAACTGATCCAAATCAATACGATACTCTTTTATTAGAAACTATTACGGCTGCGCTTGCAGCTGATATAGCTTATCCATTATCTGGTAGTATTAGCCTGGCATCTCAACTTACAACTTTGTATAGAGATAAATTAAAAGAAGCGAGGTTTGTCGATGCAACTGAGGGCAACACAACTAATACCGCTAGTATTCAAGATAGCGAAGTTTTAGCAGCAAACACATTTATTAATGCGAGGTTGTAAATGGCTAAGGCTTCACCTCCATTTAATAATTTTACAGCTGGTGAATTATCGCCCAGGTTAGAGGGCCGCACTGACGTTAATAAATATTTTAACGGCTGCAAAAAATTACAAAATTTTGTGCTGCATCCTCATGGTGGTGCTAGTCGTAGACCTGGAACTAAATACGTTAATACAGTTAAGGATAGCGCAAACTTTACCAGGTTAATACCTTTTGAGTTTAATGTTGAACAAGCTTATGTGTTAGAGTTTGGCAATCTTTATTTTAGGATACATAAGGATGGCGGCACTGTAGTTTCTGGAGGTAGTCCAGTAGAAGTTACAACTGTATATACAAGCGCCCAGGTATCTGAAATAAAATTTACACAAAGCGCTGATGTTATGTACCTGGTGCATCCATCGCATCCAGTTCAAAAAATCACAAGAACAAGTCATACTGCCTGGACAATTTCAGAAGTAGATTTTCTCCGTGGCCCTATGCAAGATCCAAACATTACCAGTACAACTTTAACTGCTGATGGTCGAACTGGTAGCGTTACAATAACAGCAAGCGCAGACACTTTTGTTTCTACTGATGTAGGTAGGTTGGTTAAGTTACATGATGGCTTTGCTAAAATATCAACATATACAAGCGCAACAAGTGTTGATGCTGACGTACAAGAAAATGCTGAGGGTAGAACTGAGCTTATGCCTAGTTATACCGCAACAACTATAGCATTTTACGAGGGTGATCCAAGCGCTACTGGCCTGGAACATAATGATAGAATTACAGACACTGCTGGTAATTTTGTTACTGAGGGTTTTAAAGTAGGTCAAAAGGTAACAATATCTGGCGCATCTAATAGTGGTAATAATAAATCAACTGGTGTTTTGTTAGTCCAGGTAACAGCTGATACAATCTTATTTTCGCCTAGTGTGGATCTTGTAGATGAATCCGCTAGTGCATCTATTACTATTAATGGTGAATTAGAAGCTGATGATAATTTTAGCCTGGGAGCATTTAGTTCTACAACTGGCTATCCAGCAGCAGTAACATTCTTTGAGCAGCGCCTTGTATTTGCAAATACAACCGCACAACCACAAACCTTATTCTTTTCAGTAGGTGGTAGCTTTGAAGATTTTGCAGATGGCATAGATGCAGATGATGCGCTTACTTACACTATTGGCTCTAACCAGGTTAATGTTATTAGATATTTAACATCAAGTAGAGTTTTGATTGTCGGAACTAGTGGCGGTGAATTTGCTGTTAGTGCAAGTGGTGCAGCCGAGCCTTTATCGCCTACTAATGCTCAGATTAAACGCCAGGCAAACTATGGATCAGCAAACATCCAGCCTATCCAGGTTGGTAACGTCACAATGTTTGTGCAACGAGCTTCAAGAAAAGTGAGAGAACTAGTTTACAATTTTGATTCAGATAGTTACCAGGCACCAGATTTGACTGTGCTGGCAGAACATATTACCGAGAGCGGTATTACAGAAATGGCTTTTCAACAAGAGCCAGACAATATTGTGTGGTGTGTCCTTAATGATGGTCGTTTTGTTGGCATGACATACAGAAGAGAAGAAAATGTTGTTGGCTGGCATGAACATATCTTAGGTGGATCTTTTGGATCTGGTGATACTGTTGTGGAAAGTGTTGCGGTTATACCAGGTGATTTAAATGAAGATGATGTTTACCTGGTTGTAAAAAGAACAATAAATGGCGCAACTGCAAGATACATAGAAACATTTTCTAATTTTGATTTTGGCACTGATGTTACCGATGCTTTCTTTGTAGATAGCGGTTTAACTTACAGCGGATCCGCAGCAACAACCATATCTGGATTAGATCATTTAGAGGGTGAAAGTGTATCTATTTTAGCTGATGGATCAACACATCCTAACAAAACTGTCTCGTCTGGATCTGTAACTTTAAATAGATCAGCAACAAAAGCGCATATTGGTTTAGGATTTAATTCAACACTACAAACAATGAGAGTTGATGCTGGTGGTACCGAGGGTACTGCCCAGGGAAAAATAAAAAGAATACATGATGTAACTCTTAGATTGTTTAGAACTGTCGGCATCCAGGTTGGAAGTAGTGAATCTGAAATAGATAGAATACCATTTAGAAGCTCAGCTGATGCTATGGGATCTGCATTATCTATGTTTACTGGTGATAAAGAAGTAGAGTTTAGGGGTGGTTTTGACAACGATGGTTTTATTGTAGTTAAACAAAATCAGCCATTACCAACTACAGTGCTTGCTATATTCCCAAGGTTGCAAACTTTTGACCAATGATTGTAGCTGATTATAAGCCAGAACATGGCCAGGAAATTCTTGACGGCAAGATGAATAAAGGTGCGCCGCAACACATAAGTAAATATTTAAATTTTGCAAAAAGTCTCCATGTTCCTGGTCAATCATTTAGTGCGATAGACAATGGCCATTTGATTGCTTGTGGCGGCATTAAACAACTATGGCCTGGTGTTGCAGAAGTATGGTTTTTATCAAGTGACAAAGTTCATAACCATGCAAGGCCAGTAATAAAAATAATTTTTAAATACCTACCAAGGTTAATTAAAGAACAAAAACTAGTGAGGATACAATCCGCAGTCAGAGCTGATTGGCCAGAAGCACAAAGGTTTGCCCAGTTTATGGGATTAGAAAATGAGGGCCTTATGAGAAAATATGGTCCAGATGGTACTGATTATTTTAGATATGCAAGGGTTTTTTAATGAGTATTGAAGCAGCAATAGCATCGACTATAGTAAGCTCGATAGTGGCAGCTAACGGCGCTAGAGCCGTAGGTAAAGCTCAGCAAGTAGCTAATAATTACAATGCAGATATAAATGATAGAAATGCTCTGGCTAATGAACAGGATGCAGTACAATTAAAAATAGCTAGCGAATTAGATATAGTAAGATTTCAAAGAGAGTTTTCAGATCTCCAGGATGCAACTAGCCAGGCATTTAGGTACAATGGTTTTGTTGCTGAGGGTGGTACGCCATTGAAGATTGCCCTGGCTAATGCAAAACAAGCTGATGAAGAAATAGCAATCAAGAAATATAATGCAGCCGTTGGTATCCAGGACCTTGAAGAAAGCGCCGTGCAAAATAGGATGCAAGGTCAGCTGAATAGATTATATGGATCCACTGCAAGAACAGCTGGCAATATTAATGCTGGTGTTAGTTTGTTAAGGGGATTTTCTTCCGCTGCCAATATTCAAGCTGGTGCGGATCTAAACCGCCAGGCAATTCAAAATAATATCAATCTACAAAGACAAGGCGTTAGAACGAGGTTTGGTTAATGAAAGTACCTACTTATAATAGACAAACTGCCAGATCAACTGTAACTGGTGCAAGACAACTTTCAGTCCAGGCTAATCCAGGAGCTTTCGCACAAGCTGCACAAGCTACCGCAAGACTTGGTGAAGCTGCACAAACTGCATCACTAAATGCTTTGCAAATTGCTGAACGTAGAGAAACAGAAGCATTTAAGGCGGAAGAGCAAAAGAAGCTTGCTTTCTTTGAAGCTGAGATGAAAAACAAATATGAATCTGAACTTGCTGATAGCACATTAAAATATAACCAGGGATTAAATGATGCAGCTCTAAAAGCTAGCACTATGGATCCAAAACAAAGTGACACATATTTTTTAGCTACATCTGAAAAACTAAAAAAAGATTTATCAAAAACTTTTTCAAGTAAAGCAGCGCAAAGAGATTTTTTTACAAAAGCAGACCTGGCTTTTACAAATAAAAACGTATCTGTAAGATCAAATTCATCGAATAGACGTATTAATGAACAAGCTGCTGTTTTAATAAACAATATAGATTATTATAAAAAACAAGCTGTTGTAGGTAATAAAGCGGAAAAACTAGAAGCTGCTAACGAACTATTTGGAAATAACGGCATATATTCAAAGCTTGTTAGCCTGGGATACATGACAAATACAGAAGCTACAATCAAGCGCCAGGCATCACAAAAAGATATTTTAAAAAATACTATTCTACAAGACTTTCAAAACCTAAGTACGATTGAGCAAAAAGAAAATTACATAAATACTTTAGAGAAAAAAGCACCAGGTAACTTAGATAATATTGAAACCAGGGTAATTATAAGAAGTTTAAAAACAGATGTTAAAAATTTAAAAGCAATAAATAAAACACAAGCCGCATCTTTAAAAGTAGATCTTAAAGATGTAAACAAGATACTCACAAAAGGCGGCACTGTTGATATAGAAGTCATTAATGGATTGGAAAATAAGGCCAAATCTATGGGCGCTGATGGCGTTGAATTGATAGCGCTTGCCAATAATCTAAAATTAAAAAAACAAATTTTTGATGTAGCTAGGAAAACTAATATATCTTCTCTATCTGCTGAGATAACAAAGTATTCTACTGATGGAATACCAGGCGTTGGCGAAGCTGGTATAGATACTGTTATTGAAACTGAAATAGTAAACGATCTTAAAACTCTTGAAACAAATATGAGATCTGAACTTAAACGAGATCCGCTCACTTTTGCTGAAAGATCTGGTAATGTTAAAGCTACACCAATAAACTTTGTTCAACTTACTGATCCGCAATCAATGGATCCAGTAGCGGATAGTGCAGCAAATGCTTTCAATGTTCGAGCATCCAAAAGAATTAGTGAAGCTATATCTGTAAGTGCTAAGTATGGGAGTGCTGTAAAGTTTTTAAAAGACGAAGAAGCTGCAAGCTTAAAAGCTTTTTTTGAAGATAGTCAAACTAGCACAGTTCAAAAACTAGCAGTTTTAAATAAAATAAACGAGGGTTTTGGCCGACATTCCCAGGATGTTTTTGTAGAACTATCTCAAAAAGGCGCACCAGAACTAGCACATATTGGTGGTCTAATGAAGCTTGGTTTAATTGACAATGCAAAGTTTGCATTGCAAGGATTAGATCTAAAAAATGCTGGCAAGCTTGCGCCAGAAGCTACTAACATTAATACACAATCTGAATATTCTAACACTGTTGGAAATGCTTTGATATTTGCACCAGCTGAAGTCCAAGGAGCTGCAAAGCGTGTAACTGATCTAATTTACAACAAACTAGCTAACGATCAAGGTTTGCAGTTCTTTAGAAATAATGTTTATGCAGATGCTGCAAAGATGGCCCTAGGTAATGTTGATGATGTTAGCGGTCATCCTACAGTTATACCAAAAGAATTAGATGCTGATAAACTTGAGGACATGATTGAAAAAATAGATATTCAAGGTTTTGCAAATCAAGGTTTTAATATAGATGCTAAATTGCTCGAAGATATAAATGATGGTGATTATAATTTATATGTTGTCGGCGATGGTCAATACAAGCTTGCTAGAGGTACGCCAGGAGAGCCAGACTTTTTAATTGCTGGTGATAAAAATGGCAATGAGATTATTTTAAATGCTCTAAAGTATTATGGTTTTAGTCAATGAGTTTTCTTTATACCAAAGAAGAGGAGCAGCGTACTGGAACTAAAACTACGCCTGGAACTGTTGTAACAGCTGGTGAAGCTAGTTTTATTGATAACCTAAAAGCTGCCTATAATTATAGTGAATATAATAATACCTCAGTTTCTGAATCTATTGCTATGGAAGAGCAGTGGGATCCATACATACAAATAATTAATGAAAATAGAGAAAAGCTAGGTTTACCTAATAATGTAGCAAATCCAGGTAAATATTTATCTATGGCAATTCTTAATCCAGAAAGAAAATATGCTAGCTACGAAAAAAAAGTAAAGGAGATTTCCAAGGTTATCCAGGATAATCCAGAACTATTTGGTGATTTTAGCCATGAAAAACTTATTGAGAGTGCAAAAGAAAAAGCCAAAAATGCTTTTAAAGAAAACCAGGAGATAGCTGAGCGATCACCAAGTTTTAGCAATGTGCTTGCAAGATTAACTGGTGAGGGTGGTTCTTTAATACAAGATCCAATCGTTATTGGAAGTTTAATGTTTGGTAATGGTCCTGGAAAACTTTTCCAACTCGCTCTTAATCAAGCTATTATAGGTGCTGGATCAGAAGCGCTAATACAGAAAAATGTTAAAGAATGGTATAACAAGACTGGCCTGGAATATACTGATGCGCAATTCTGGCAAGCTATAGCTTATGGTGCTGGTTTTGGTGCAGCATCACCATTTGTTTTTAGAGCTGGTGGTAAAACAATATCATTTACTGGCGATCAAATAAAAAAAGGTATTGATGCTTATAAGAAAGCTGGTTTTTTTAAAAGAGGTAGTAAAGAAGATTTATTATTAAAAGCAGCTCAAAACTCAGAAGATGCTATTAATACTAATCCATTAACAAGTGAAAGTGAGCATTTACAAAGACTAAGTGAATCTGAGGTAGCATTAGAATCTAATGACCTTGTAAACATTAACGATGTACCAGAATCTGATGTTATTCCTCCAAAAGATGTATTTGAATCTGATAATTTAAATAATGAAGTCTTTAAGTTCGATCCAGACGATCTACAAGTAGATGCAAATCTTTTTCAGTTTAAAGCTGGCGGTGATGCTGATGGTGTTACAGATGCACTGCGAGGTGTTAAAAAATGGGATCCAATAAAGTCTGGTCAGATTGTCGTATACGAATACGCCGATGGTAGGCAGTTTATAGCAGATGGCCACCAAAGATTAGGCCTTGCAAAAAGGTTAAAAGCTGAGGGCCAGGATGTAACTTTATATGGTATGAAGCTTAGGGAAGTAGATGGACACACGCCAGCTTTTGCCAGGGTAACTGCTGCATTAAAAAATATTGCTGAGGGTACTGGTACTGCTGTTGATGCTGCAAAAGTATTACGAGTAGATCCAGGCAAGATAAGTGAATTACCGCCTAGATCTAACCTGGTAAAACAAGCCAGGGCGGTTGTAAACCTTACTGATGAATTATTTGGTTTGGTTGTAAACGATGTTGTGCCAGCAAAGTTTGCAGCTGTTGTCGGAAGATTAATTCCAGACGATCCAGTTTTACAAGAAGCTGCAATGAGAGTGCTGGCTAAAAATATACCAGACAATGAATTTCAAGCTGATGCTATTGTAAGGCAAGTTATTGAATCTGGCGTGAGAAAAGAGACAACTGCTAGTTTATTTGGCGATGAAGTTATTGCCGAAAGTTATTTTGTAGAGCGAGCTAAGATACTTGACATGGCACAAAAAGCATTGCGCCAGGATAAAAATGCTTTTCAAAACCTTGTAAATAATGCAGAAAGATTAGAAGCTGAGGGAAACCAGCTAGCTAGAAACGCTAATGAAGAAAGGGTTACAAGAGATGGCCAAGCAATCACGCTCATCACAACGCTTGCAAACAGAAAAGGGCAGCTCAGCGATGCGCTCAATGGAGCAGCAAGACTCGCAAGGGAAAGTGGGAACTATACCAACGCTTCAAGAGGATTTATCAACGCTGTCAGAAACTCAATTAGCCAGGGCGATTTCAACCGCCTTGAGTTTGGCAACGTCAGACGCTCTTTCGATGGTGAAGCGAAAGTCCGCACAAGTGAGAATGAACCAGCAAACTCAAACCTCAACGACTTTGACGAACCAGCTGGACCAGGATCCAGGCAACAATCAGATCAGCTAGAACAAGATCAATTTGGTGAATTAAGACGGCAAGAGGGATTTTTATCAGACCTGGAAGCCAGGCAAGATCTTAATAGAAAACTTGACCAGGGCATGACGGATGCTGAGATTGACAACCATCCAGCAGTTATAAGAGCTATTGAAGAAGCTGATAAAATTCCAAAAACAAACGAGATGGATGGCTATTTTGGACCAGAATGGTTTAAAAATAGAGAGTTTGTTATTGACGGAATGACCTTAAAAGGGTACGCTCAAGGCGTAAACTCGCTAATTGACAGAGCAAAAAAGCTTGCATACACCGATGCAAAGCTCGAAGTACCACCAGGATATAAAGTAAAGACTGAAAAAAAAGCGGTAATATTGCTTGGTCCTCCAGCTGCTGGCAAAAGCACATATGCTAATTTTATAGCTAGAAAACAAGGCGCTGCAATAATTGATCCAGATGATGCTAAAAAAGCATTACCAGAATTTCAAGGTGGCCTTGGTGCAGCTGCGGTACATGAGGAAAGCTCAGCTCTTTCAGAATTAGTTAGGGATCTTATTGTCGATGAGGGAAGTAATATTGTTATTCCTAAAGTTGGCGATAATGCTGCAAAAATTGCATCACAAATAGAAGTTTTGCAAGCTAAAGGTTATACAGTTACTTTAGCCCGAATGGATGTTACGCCACAAAATGCTATGACCAGGATGTTAAAAAGGTTTATAGATAGTGGTAGATTAATAAGTCCACAATATGTTAGAAATATAGGAACAAAACCTAACCAGACATATGCAAACTTAAAACAACAAGGAAAAGCTAATGGTTACGCCGAAATCGACAACAACCAAAAACTTGGAGAAAGTCCAACAATCCGAGAAGATACAGACGGAATCTTTGAGGGATTACAATTTCAGCGCAGCAGAGGACAAGGCGATAGAGGAAACACAGAAGTTTTTACAGACGGCCCAGGGCCAAGAGCTGAAAGCGCAAGTCAAGAAATTGCAGAACAAACAAGCCTAGTTGATGATTTAGATTTAGAGATCCCTACAGAACTTACTGTAGATGGCGATAGTATTGTCGCAAAAACACAAACATTAAAACAATTAGAAGAAGAATTTGCGCAAGACCAGCGAATGTTGGATCGCCTTGAGGGTTGTGTAGTATGAGTTTTTTGGATTGTATTACTAATGGTAATCGAGAGGGTAACCTTACTGATGACCAGGCAAGGCTTGCCAGTGATCTTTTTATTCAATTAGAGGTTGAATACCAGGGTAAAATGAACAGAGGTGCAGCTTCTGCAAGAGCTGCAAAAGAAACTTTTGATAGTTTAAAAAAGCTTGCTTCTGAAAAGAAAAGAAAAAAGTTACTCCAGGTCCAGGCATTTAAACAAGTAGATAAAAATCTAAATGAATATAGGGGATTTGGAGGAAAACAAGATTACGGAAAAGCAGCTGAAGCTCTTATAGAACAAGATGTTTTTTCCAAATTTTCAAGCTTGGCACAACGTCAACAAGCAATAGAGCAAAGAGCTACCAGTAAATTGTATGATGTACTGGCAACATTTAGAAAAAACATAGTAGGTGAAACAAGGAACAAAGCTAAATTAAAAAACATGGTCAAAGAGGTTTTTGGTGATGATACTGGCGATCTTAGTGCAAAAGAATTTGCAGCAGCCTGGAAAGAAGCTGCTGAAGATTTAAGATTGCAATTTAATAGAGCTGGTGGATCTATTCCAAAAAGATCTGATTGGGGTTTGCCACAACCACACGACCAGATAGCTGTAGGCAAAGCTGGTAAATCAGAATGGGTATCGTTTACTTTTAGTAGACTAGATCCAGAAAAAATGATTGACCATGAAACTGGTCTAAAAATGACTGAAGATAGGCTTATATTTGCATTACAAGATGTTTGGGAAACTATAAGCAGCGGTGGTTTGAATAAAGTAAAACCTGGTGCAATGGCAAGTGGTAGAAGATCTGTAGCTAATAGTAGAACAGATCATAGATTTTTAGTTTTTAAAAATGCTGATGCCTGGTTAGAATACCAAGCAAAATTTGGTAACACTAATGCTTTTGATGTTATGATGGGTCACATTTCATCTATGTCAAAAGAGATAGCTCAGATGGATATTTTAGGACCAAATCCACTAGCTACGTTAGATTTTATAAAAACAAAAATAAAACAAAACGTAGAGCCTGGTGATCCTAATGCTATCAACAAAGCTAACAAGACTGCTAATTATATAGATACTTTATACAATGGTTGGTCTGGTAAAAATAATGCGCCTATAGATGGTTTTTTTGGTAATACTTTTGCTGGTTTAAGATCTATACTTACTGCTGCACAATTAGGTGCAGCTTCATTATCAGCCATAACTGATTTTAACTTTCAAAGATTAACCAGGGGTTTTGTAGGATTACCACAAGTAAGTACAATAACTGATGTATTAAAAATACTTAATCCTTTAAAAGCTGAAGAAAAAGGTAAACTTGCAGTTAGGTTAGGTTTAATAGCTGAGGGATGGACAACAGTAGCAGCTGCGCAAATGAGATATGTAGGTGATGTGTCTGGACCAGAAATAACCAGGCGCATAGCTGATTTTGTTATGAGGGCAAGTTTTTTATCTCCATTTACACAAGCTGGAAGATGGGCCTTTGGTATGGAGTTTCTAGGATATCTTGGAGATCAGATACCAAAAACTTTTGACCAGCTTGATAAACCTATTAGAGAAAGTTTAGAGCGTTATGGGATTGGGTCTGATAAATGGGATATCATTAGATCCACAGATTTATATGAACATGACGGCGCAACATTCCTAAGCCATGAAAATATAGCAGCAAGGACTGATATAGATAGTGATACGGCCAGAGATTTGTCTCTAAGAGTTTTGGAGATGATAAATACTGAAACAAACTTTGCTGTTCCGTCAGCAAGTTTGCGAGGTAAGGTTGCTCTAATTGGTAATACTAATCCTGGAACAATAGCTGGTGAATTATCCAGGTCTTTTGCAATGTATAAAAACTTTGCAACAACTGTAATGAACACTCATTTAATGAGAGGTGTTACACAAAAGGGCGCTGCAAGAAAAGGAACATATCTAGCAGATCTTATTATAACTGGCACTTTAATGGGTGCGCTAGCATTGCAGCTTAAAGAAATGTCAAAAGGCCGAGATCCAAGACCTATGACAAGTCCACAGTTTTGGGGAGCTGCTTTGATGCAAAGTGGTGGCCTGGGTATTTTTGGCGACTTTTTAATGTCCGATCACAATAGAGTTGGCGGTGGCCTAGCGCAAACAATAGCTGGTCCAGTAGTTGGTCTTGGTGAAGATATTTTAAAATTATCAATAGGTAATGTTCAGCAAGCTATTGAGGGCGAGGATACAAACTTTGCAAGTGATATGGTTGGTTTTGCTGGAAGATATACACCAGGTAGTTCTCTTTGGTACACCAGGTTAGCTTTGGAAAGAAATATATTACAGCAACTGCAACAAATGGCAGATCCAAAAGCTGCAAGAAAATTTAGAGGCATAGAAAGAAGATATGCAAGAGAATACAACCAGTCTTATTGGTGGCGACCTGGTTCAGCGGTGCCAGACAGATCAGTAGATTTATCCAACATTTTTGAGGAATCACGATGACAGTAGATATTAAAATTATTAAAAATTCTGCCGATGGAAATGGTACACAACACTTATTTCCTTATGGATTCAAAATTTTTGCAGATGGTGATCTGGATGTAATCATTAGAAGTGCTACTGGAACTGAAACAGTTAAGGCTTTAGACACTGATTACATTGTCACTAATGCTGGAAATGATACTGGTGGCAATGTTTTGTTCAAATATAATACTGGCAACACTGGTGATGCACATTATTCTGCTACTGATAAAAGGCCGCAATCTGGTGAAACTGTAATTTTAAGGCGTGGATTAGATATTACACAAGCAACAGATTATGTTGCTAATGATCCTTTTCCAGCTGAAAGCCATGAAGATGCTTTGGATAGGTTAACTCTTATAAGCCAGGAGCTACAAGAATCTATAGATAGATCTATAAAAATTTCAAGAACGAATACTATGACTTCTACTGAATTTACAGTAGGAGCTTCAGATAGAGCAAATAAAATATTGGCTTTCGATAGTTCTGGTGAAATACAAGTTACACAAGAGCTTGGCATATTCCAGGGTACTGATGCAACTATAACAACACAAGCATATGCTGTAAGAGATATCATCAAATCAACGACTGCTGCACAATTAAATAATGTATATATATGTGTGGCAACTTCAGTTGTAGGAGATTTACTAACAGACACAGACCATTTCGAGTTATTGGTAGATGCAGTTAGTGCAGCAACTAATGCAGCTGCGGCAGCAGCCGATGCAGCTCTAACAGCAGCAGATGTGATTTCAACAAATGCAGATGTAGTTTCAACAAATGCAGATGTAGTTTCGACAAATGCAGATGTTGTTACAACTAATTCTAATGTAACAGATGCTCAAGCTGCGCAAGCAGCAGCAGAAGCTGCACAAGCAGCAGCCGAAACAGCTTTAGATACTTTTGATGATAGATTTTTAGGTGCAGCAGCAACAGACCCAGCATTAGACAATGATGGTAATGCTTTACTAGATGGTGCTTTGTACTTTGATACAACTAACGATATAATGAAAGTTTATGATTTAACTAATACACAATGGAGACAATTAACACTTACGTCAGCTAATCAGACAAATGTTAACACTGTTGCTGGTGAAATCAGTCCTACAAATAATATATCAACAGTAGCTGGAGTTAGCAGCGACATTTCTACATTAAGTGCTGTAACGTCTGATATTCAATCACTAGCTGATATTGAGGATGGAACAACTGCGACTGATGCTATATCAAATGTCGGAAATAACGTAAGTGACGTAAGTACAGTTGCAGGACAAATAAGTCCTACTAATAATATAGCAACAGTAGCTAGTGTAGATGCTGATATTACTACAGTTGCAGGGCAAATAAGCCCTACTAATAACATAGCGACAGTAGCAGGTGATAGTGCTGATATAGGAACAGTAGCAGGTTTAAGTGCAGATATTCAAGCTCTTGCTGATATAGAGGATGGTACGACTGCTACAAATGCAATATCAAATGTTGGTAATAATATAACTAACGTAAACACAGTGGCAAGCAATCTTGCTTCAGTAAATAACTTTGGTGAAGTCTATCGTATCTCATCTTCTGCACCTACTACATCACTAGATGTTGGTGACTTATACTTTGATACTACATCAGATACATTAAAAGTATATGGTACAAGTGGATGGCAGAACGCAGGTTCTTCTATTAATGGTACATCACAAAGATACCACTATGACATTACAGGTACTCCAACAAGTGTAACTGGAGCAGATGCTAATGGTAACACACTAGCTTATGATGCAGGTTATGTAGATGTGTATGTCAATGGTGTTCGTATGTCAGATGCAGACGTTACAGTAACTAGTGGAGATACAGTAACCTTTGCAGAAGCTCTAGCAAATGGAGATGAGGTAGACATAGTTGGCTATGGTACATTTAGTGTAGCTAGTCTAAACGCAGATAACCTAGATAGTGGCACAGTTCCAAGTGCTAGGGTAAGTGGTGCTTATACTGGTATTACTGGAACTGGTACTTTAAATGCAGGATCAATAACAAGTGGATTTGGAAACATTGATACTGGCTCATCTACGATTACAACTACTGGTGTAGGTACATTCGGATCATTAGATATATCAGGTGATATTGATGTAGATGGCACAACTAATCTTGATGTTGTAGACATAGATGGTGCAGTAGATATGGCAACTACTCTTACAGTAGCAGGTAATGTAGACTTTAATGGTGATTTAGATGTAGATGGTACAACTAATTTAGACAACACAGATATAGATGGTAATTTAGATGTAACAGGTGCTTCTAATTCAACAGCGACATATATAAAACCACAAGGTGCATTACCTGATAACAATGACAATGCAGGACTTTATGTATTACATCAAGGAACAGCAGGTACTGGTCTAAGAGTAAGAACAGACAATGCACTTACAGGCTCAAACTTTGCACATATCTTAGTAAACAATGCGTCTGCTTCAATTAATGCGTTTCAGGTTTCTCAGTATGGTTCAGGTTTAATAGCTAAGTTTGATAAAAGTGGCACAACTGCTATGCAAATTGATAATTCAGGTGCTGTAACCAAACCACTTCAACCTGCTTTTTCAGCATCTGTTGGCAGTATACAAACAAATCCAGCAAACGCATCTAGAGTAACATTTTCTACTGAAATATTTGACCAAAATGCTGACTATGACCCTTCAATTTATGTATTTACAGCACCAGTAACAGGTAAATATTTTTTGAGCTTTTCTATAAGAATTGATGCTCCTGACACAGCCGCTGATTATGTTAGATTTAATCTTGCTACATCTAATCGTGGTTATAATTCAAGTATTTTTGATTTAGGTGGTTTAAGTGGAGACCCTAATTATTGGAATATGCAAACTGCTGTTCTTGCTGATATGGATGCAAATGATACAGCAGAAGTAGAGTTTATATTTGCATATGGAGCACAACAAACAGATATAAGCCCAGAATCATTTTTTACAGGCTATTTAGTCTGTTAGCCAAGAGTGAAACAACTCAATCATAAAGGAGATAAAAAATGGCAAATCACACAAAGACAATAACGTTAACAGATTTACAACAAAAGATTCTGTCTAATGATTTATACAATGATGTATCAGACAATGCGGGTATAGATACTTGGATTGATGGTGCAATCAATGGCAAGTTAAACAACTGTTGGAAAAGATTTCAACAAGAGTGGACTACAAAGCTAATGAACGACAGTAGCTTCACAGACCCAATACCATCTAATCAAGCAGACTTTGTTGCACTTGTAACAGCAAGAAGTGACTATCAAACACGCAAGCAACGTGATGATGCTAGTAGCATTGGAGGGTAATACATGACAAGAGCAAAAGACATATCCAAGATAGTTACTGATGCAGACCTCAGTGGCACTCTTGATGTTGGAGGCACAGCTACTGCTACAACTTTTAGTGGTGACTTGAATGGTACTATTAATACAGCTACAACAGCAGCAACACAAACAGCAGGTGATAATACAACAAAGGTAGCTACTACAGCATTTGTAACAACAGCAGTAAATAATGCAGAGCCATTTCCATCAGGCACTTCAATGTTGTTTCAACAAACAGCAGCACCTACTGGTTGGACAAAGCAAACAACACATGACGATAAAGCACTAAGGATAGTAACTGGTACTGTTGGAACTGGTGGTAGTTCTGCATTTAGTACTGCTCTTGCAACTCCAAGTGTTGCTGGGGGTTCTGTAAGTGGTGACCCGGGAACAAACCAAACTGTAACTGCTGGAGACTTGGCTGTAAGTATCAGTGGTAACATATCCAATACAACATTAACAACAAGCCAAATTCCAAGTCACACTCATAATTATACAAGTCCACGAGTTGGAAATACCAATTTAGCATATCATGGTTCACCAGATGCAAAAGCAACTCCAACTGTTAATGGAGCTACAACAACTAGTACTGGTGGTGGTGGCTCACACAATCATGGACATAATTTAAGTGGCAGTATGACTGGTAGTCCAACTCTTAGTGGTAATGTGACAGCAGGTAACTTAGCAGTTGGTGCATCTACTGCATCTATTAACGTAAATTATGTAGACTTTATTATAGCTAATAAGGATTAATATGAAGTTAGAAGTAGAAGATAATTGTCCACTTAATAACTTTAAAAAATGCAAGCAGTTTAAATGTGCATGGTTTGTACAAATGAAAGGTACAAATCCTAATGATGGTAAAGAAGTAGATGAATATGCTTGTGCTATAGCATGGTTGCCAATGTTGTTAGTAGAAAATGCAATGCAATCCAGACAAACTGGTGGTGCAATAGAGTCATTTAGA